GAATGCCACCCACTGTGCTACGATTTGTTCTTGTAAATGTGCGTTGTCGTTATCTTTTGCCATTGTATTGGTCTCCTATTAATTACATACTTACTGGAAGTGGTCCTGATGGAACACCGCCTGGGTTTTGGATTGCACCTTGCCCAGCTTCTGGTGGAGCCATTGGTGGAGCAGGGTTCTCCTGAGGTTGAACAACTAATTTCTTCAACTTGTCAGCGTTCATGTCGAGCATAGCTTCAAGGTAGAGCTTTGTAAACTCGAACTGGTTAACGTAAGGTGATTGTGCAAACATTTGGTGAATGAGAGCATACTTCTGACCTTCTTCGGCACGAACTGCTTTAGTAGTAGATTCTAGCTGTACCTTAGGTTCATATTGACCAGAGTATTCCTCAGGGTCGAAGTCTCGCCATTTCATACCATCGTCAGCACCAATGACTTTCACAGCCATAGTTTGGTCAACGAAGATTTGTACCATCTTAAAGATAATACGTCCAAGTTGTGCGTAACCTTCATCTTCAAGGTTTGTGAGCTTGGTAGAGAATCGCTGTGAAGCTTGGTTCATCTGTGCCTGAATCTCTGTAGCTGTAACACGACCCTTGTCTTGAGATACACCTTGGATAACTTCGTCAGCTGCTGTAGCACGACGCATTTCTTCCTTAATACGGAACATCTCATTGTCAGCGTCAGCACCAATAGATTGTTTCTCAATAGCTGTTAATGCTCCTTGTGGGAGAGGGAACACTGCACCTGGGAATGATTCAATCTGTTCTGCTAAGTGCTTGTATTGTGGGTCAATTTGCCACATGTTATTCATCACGTAAGTAAGGTTGTCTGTCTTCTGGCTAGAGATGTCGTTAAGTCGTTCTTGTCGTGGAAGGATAACTTCAACATCACCCTTAGCGTAGAATAAACTAGTATCAACATAATTTCGTAGAATTGCAAATGGTAGGAATCCCTTGATTTCTGGGAACTCTACCTCTGTAGTCATTGGAGCCATGTCAACAATACGAGTAACTGATTTAGTTTTCTTGTCTCGCTTGTATGGGTTTTCACCATCGTAGATAAGTGTCTCACGGTTAGCAATTACAATCTTTTTCTTACGTGTGTAATAAACGATAACCTCTACTTGTCCCTTTTTATCAGGAAGTGTGCTACCGAGTAGTTTCTCTTTAACAGTTTTATCTGTTGGGTCGTCTTCATTAAGTTCACCAATGTCATCAAGGTGTTCGTAAAGAAGCTTCATATCACCAGTTTCAGGGTCAACAGTCTTACGGTTCTTTAATTCCTCAACAGTAGTAAGGAAACGATAACCTGCATACTTAGGATACCCAGGGGTTCCTGGACGGTTCATGTGAGTAGCAGTAGGGTCTACGAAGAAGTCACGCAGAGGAATGTTCGTCATGTGTGGCATATCCCCTTCCCATGAAACCATCATAATACCATTTCCGTATACAAGCATATCTTGTACCCAGTCTTGGACTTTCTCTGTCATGTTGTTTTGGTCCCAATAGAAATCTATCAGGTCATTGATTACTTCTGTCTCTTGGTTCTGTTCTTCCCTAATTGGGATGAAGTTGAACTTAGGCTTACCACCAGCGATGTTAGCCTTAATCGACTCCACAATAGTAAAGGTCTCAGGAATAAAATCATCTGCAACACCATCATATCCACGCTTTGTCCTAATGTTATTATATGCTGACCAACAGTCGTCCCAAATATTCTGTTTGAACTTCTTAATGTAGTCTCGTGCATTCTTAAAGTCTTTATTTACAAGCCCAACTAACTCAGACTCGTACTTCTCAATAGTATCATCCCTTTTTTCTTGTTTGTCAGCCTCGGTTAGTGCTGGTGCGATTTTATCTTCATTCATATGCTTATTTTATCACCTTATGCTTCTTTACGCCAGTAGGCTTTATAACTTTTAATTCCTTCTTATTATTAGCAGACCAGTCCCATAATTGCAAGGCTATCGCTTTCGCCATGACTGTATCGTCGTGCGTACCCGCCTCAGCGTTTGTGCGACCCTTTTCGTCACGGACGTATGAGAACGCTTCTTCGATGAATACGATGTCAGGGTCTTTGACCAATCCTTCTCGGATAGCTTCTGCAAGATAGTCGATTGCAAGCGGTTTAGTAATGGTTGTAGTTTTCCAACCAAATTTTGTCGTAGATGTTTCAAATACTTCATCAAGTCCCTTTTCCCTCTTATAGAGATTACTGTAAAATAGGTCACGTAATCGTTGGACTACTGCTAGACCGTGGTTGTTGATTTCAGGTCCGATTAATGCGTAGTTATAGAATCGTCCGAGCTTATCCAATACATGGGCAAATTCATCTGGGTCTAGCCTATCAGTCCTTAATCGAGCAACTGTCTTCATATCACTTACACGGATTACGTCTGCTACAGAGAAGTCTCCGCCCTCGATACCTTCTGCTACGTCGGCTCCGATGACATACTCTCCTGCTACATCAGGCATATCCCATATCTTTAGTTTAGCATGATTATCTTCAACAACATAGGGTTCACGAGAATCACTATCATGAATCGAGTAAGTAGGAGCGTCCTCTACAAGCTTCTCCATGTGGGCGAGTGCCTTCACGTTGAATACTGTAGAACCACTAGCAATGAATGCTTCGTGTGGCGTGGACGGATATTCCTGATAGAGAAGCTCTGGGCTTGCAACGAACTCTCGTTCCTTGTGCCTACGGAATCGAATCTTATCATCAATCTTATCTTCTGGTACAATATATTTCTCGTTACCAATTACAATACCCTCACGCATGAGGTCTACCACATCTTGTTCATCAACTGTATATTCCTCAATCTTGTCGCCAGGAAATTCATATTCCTCTTGAATCCACCAAGGGAAGAAGAAGGTCTCAAATACTGAGTCGCCTTTAACAGACTTATCCCACATCTTTGCAAAGAAGTTACCTCGTCCGTTAGCTGTACTCTCAAGGAAAATCATAGTGTTCTTCCTGTAAGGAACAGTCTGCATTAACGAACCGACCAGGTCTTCACCGTTGTCCCAGAACGCAACCTCCGAGCCATGGACAAGTTGAATCGTGTCCGAGCGTCCCGCACCCGTGTTCTTTGCTGTCGCAGTTTTAATAACAGAGTTAAGACCGATTTCGTTACCATCTTGGTCTTGAAGTCCAAAAGTAAGGTCAGACCGAGTGTCATATTTACGATTAGGCTTAAATAAAGCATTGCTGTTGTCATAGTACCTCTTAAACATATTATACAAGTTACGTGAAGCTGGGTCTTCATGTGCGATAATAGCCGCTGTAACATTCTTGTGTGTAGTAGTATACCAGTAGATAAGTGCCTCAATTGCTGTAGACAATCCCATCTGTCGTGCTTTCAATACGATGATACGTATAGGTAGGTTATTTTCAAGTAGATAGACTACTCGTTCGATTAAAGCCCGCTGTGCAATGTTTGGTTCAAACTTTACAATCTCAGCGTCTTTGCTCTTGATGTATAAGTTTCCTTTGGCATAGCGATAAAAGTCCTTGCTAATTTCAAGGATTCTTTTGTTCTGCTCATCAGTTAGCTTTACATCTGAATTATCCATTCAACTCCTCAACTATGTCCATTTGACGTAGCTTCTTAATTTTAGCTTCAAAGTCAGTGGACTTGTCTACGACATCGCCCTCTAATCTTAGTTCTCTTAGCTTTTTATTTATGAATTCTGATTTGTCCTCTAGCTGGTCGTAAAACTCTAGGTTCTCATCTGAAACATATATCATTTTTTGGTTCTTGCGTGTGCTCATGAAAGTATTATAACATGTATATATATAATGTCAACACAAAAAAGAAGCCCCCTTGCGAGAGCTTCCCTAGTGATTAGTTTGCCTGTATGATTCTGGCTCTATACGTAATCGGCAGTACGTAGTCCATGAGCTTTAGTAGAGTGCTTATTTAATATAGCATACTATGAATCAAAAGTCAAGATTCTTCTTAGAAGAACTTTGCACCAGTTGAAGTTTCGTCGTCGCGTTTGCGACCCTTTGCTTCTTGGTCTTCCTCAACTTTGCTAGCGATGTTTTTGTGACCTTTATAGCCGTTAACTTCTTTAGCTTTTTCCTCTGACACTTCACCTAGATTCTCTTGAACTGGAACTGGGCTTTCGAATTGAAGACCGTCTACAGAAGTATTATCAGTACTTCGTGCTTCGTGTTCTTTTTCGAACTTTGGTAGTTCTTGCTCTGGAGATACATTAGTTTGTTCTTTAGCCATGTTAAGCCTCCTTGGTTTTAATGGTATTAACGAGGGCTTCACGAGCCTTCACTTTGTATTGTAGCACAGCTTTGTTTTTACCGCTA